GGTACGATACCACCGCCTCTATATAAATCCGTTAGTCTGTAGTTACTAATACCACTTGAACTATATTGAGAATGTCCAGAAGGTGGTGGGAACACAGCAAATATGTCCTCCATAGTTACTCCTGGATCGTTTGGGTCAAAGGGATCAATTCTTCTTACCTTGGCCATTATTTATTTTCCAATTCCTCAACTCTAATCTTTAACTCTTTTATTGACTCAATCAATAGTGGAACGAGTTTTTCATAATAAACTGCTTTATAACCATCTACTCTATCTATAACAATCTCAGGTAAGACTTCCTCAACTTCTTGGGCAATAACTCCAACGTCTTTATCAAAAGTTTCGCGCAATACGTTATCTGCATTTTCATTCCAAGTAAACGTATATCCATTTAATTTACTTACTTTATCTAGCGCGTTTTCTATTTTTTCTAAATTGTCTTTAAGTCTTAAATCTGATGATGCTGCCGCAATAACATTTCCTTGTGCACTAATATTTGTAGTTGCGGTAATCGCCCCAGTAATTGCTAGTGTTGAACCATCGAATGTTGCGTTTGCTTCAGCATTACCACCTGATCCAGTTGCAGTCACAAGTCTGTTGTTTGCATTATTAGATACTGAAAATCCACCTACCCCAGAAGCATCAATTGTTACCGTTTGTCCACTAGCAGATATTTCTAATCCACTTGATGCGTCTGCTGCAAAAGTTACAGTTTGATGTACCGAACTATAAGTTGTCTCTCCACCATCACCCCCAGCAAATCCACCCGGACCTTTTGCTGGTTTGAATGAAAATTGACCATTTGAATTGTTATAAATCACATTCCCAGTAGTATTATCAGCAGTAGTAGTACCAACAACACTTAAATCGCTTAATGTAATTCCTTCTGGTATTTGTCTCATTTTAAATTCTGAAGGAGCATTTGCGCTAATTTGTGTAGTTTTCGTTAATACCCAACCAACAGCAGCAGCAGCACTATCGTCAAAATTAGTAAAATCATTTAAAGTCATTCTTCTGTTTATGAATTTTGTAGCAGTAGAACTATCTAACATCATCACAGAAGGTTTTTTCGTATCACTTTCCGCAAGTGATCCCGCAGGCGCAGCGTGTGGTATAGTTAAGAGTGTATCAAGACACGAATCTACTGTAGTTGCAAAATACCCAGGAGTTAAAGTGATCGTACCCATTCCATAATTAGAATCTGCTGCGAAGTGAAGAGTACCACCTTTACCAAAAATGGCACCATCAGAATCTGTGCTGGATTGGAAATTTGAAAGACTTAATGTTGCTGGTTGTTTAAATTCTAATACACCAGATGCTGAATCATATTCTAAACTTCCTTGTGCATTTGCTGGTACAGATGCGACTTGGATAATAGAAATCGGTGGATATAATTCTGCTGGTTTGAATGAAAATACTCCACCAGATACAGACAGTGTAGATTGTTCTCCTGAAACTGCTGATGCTGATGATACCGATAATGGACCGTTCACTGCGGGAGGTGTGTATGTAAATCCGCCTGTGCCATCATACGCCAGCGCACCACCACCAAGTGGACTGCCAACTTGCAGTGAAATTGTGTAGGATTTATTGTATGTTATGACACCAGTAGAAGTATCGTAAGCAATCGATCCACCTTCTGCTCTATTGTCGTTATTTGAATGTGTCAAAGAACTTTTTGCTGTTGTGCCAATATCTGCTGGTGTTAAAGTGATGACACCGCTAGTATTATTATATGTTAATGCACTAGCAGTTCCAGTTGCTGTTGCATTTGTGACACTGATCTTAGTAAGTGTTGATGCACTAACACTATCAACATTAGAAGATTTAAAAGTGAATACTCCAGTGGCATCATCATATACTAGTGTAGTGGATAGACCAGCAGCAGTATCAGTAACAATACTATGCGATAGTGCTGGTTTGAAAGCAAGGATACCATCTTGGATAGCATCTGGTGATGGAGTCCAAGACAATGCACCCCCAGCAATTGCTGAATCTGTTCTTGTATCAATTGATATTTTTGCATGAGTGGCAATGATTGAGCGACTATCTGTATGGTAAAGATTTGTCGTACCTTCTGTGAGACCATCTGTAGTAACTGTTGTGAAATTTCCTGTAACATCTACATTACCATCTTCACTAATTTTAAATAATGCTCCTGTACCATCAATAGTGCCAGCATCAGATATTGGATTTTTATTATTATATAATGCCCAATGTCTATCTGTATTAGTATCGTTTGTATCAATAAAGTTATAGATATTTGATAGTGCAGACAGGTATGAGGCATCTGCTATGTCATTGTGCACATTGGCCCCAATTTGATCATAATTTAAATCTAAAACATTAAATCCAGTTGCACCTGCAATGTAATAATCTTCCGTATTTAAAATACCACCCAGTTTTGGTGCATCGTCAAATACTATTTTTAGATAACCTTCAGAGAATACGGATTTCATATTATGCCGTAAACCTTTCATACCCTTTCCATTACCATCAGAATCTGGTGTTATTAGATTAATTATGTCGGTTGAGTCATTCTGAACTTCTATCGTTAGGATTTGATTACCAGAAATGTTTGGACTATCAATTAGATATATTCTTGCTTGATCGTCAGCATCTGAGGCAAATGCCTCATCTGGAAAATGTATACCGTTTGCCGCACCAGCAGAAATGTTTACAGTACTATTAAACGTAGAAGGTCCAGCAGCAATAAGACCTGAAGACAATTTTACGTCATTAGTGCCAGTTACGTGAGCAACGATATCTCCACGAAAGTTTGTCAATGCGCTGGTGCTATTCACTTCACCGCCCATTACAAAGAAGGTTCCTTCATTTAGAAAAAATCTAATATTTGGTTGTGCTGTAGATATTTTGTGTTCTGCTACTTCGTATAATTTGTTATTCGACCCACATTGATATACTGCTACATACTGTTGATTTGATAGACCTGCTGCTGACGTTCCAGACCCTGCCAACTTCGTCAGACCGTTATTGTTTGCTTCTGCTATTAAAAGAGTCTCTGTATATTTCCAATCACCAAAAGATGTTATAACGCAAATATTTCTTGTTGATCCAGTTCTTAGTGTTGCAAGGTCGGCAACCATTGCTTGTGCTGTCGCTCCAGTGGTGTCAACTGTTGCGTCTATATTATAATTCTTAGTTGATACTATATTCCCTGTGGTCGTAAAGACCGTAAGTGTTAGTCCCTTTTCATCTGTTATAAAATTGGCATTAATTCTTCTAATTGGATCGCCATCTTTTAATATCTCTCTTGGTTTATCCGCATCATAACCACCTCTTGCTATGATTTGAGTACCAATCGGTATTTGATCAGTGTTCAACACTTGCCCCAGTTGGAAAGTCGAATATGGGTCTTGATACCATGTTGTCTTTAATTCTGGGTTATGGTAAAGTCTACCAGTGAAGATATCTCCACCCAAAATAGGAAAACCAAAACCATCACTATCAATATTGTGGTAACCTTTAGTGTAACTAAATTGCTGACCTTTATCACTATCAAAATATAAGTAAGTTTTCTTATTTTTCAAATCTATGATAGTGTTAGCGTCTGCTTGGTGTAGACCTTCAACACCCTCAGAAAATTTTATATCCTTAACTTTGGCATTTGATATTTTATCAAAAGCGAAACCATAGTGAACAGCATTTCCAAATTCTTTTAAATCTAGATATTGTTGTTCTTCTGGAATACCATCATTATCAAACAAATCAATTCTTTTTGATGCTATAACATCAATTGCGGAGTCTCCGAACTGACTTGTTTCTATAGTTAATGTATGATTTCGCTTGGAAACTTTGAGTACAACATCGCCACTAGAATCCCAAGAAGCATTTCCATTAATTGGTGGTGCTTCGACCATTCTACCCATATTGATAACAGTCTGATCTGCTTGACCTGCATTAACCACTAATTCAAAATTGAATGGATTATCTTGCCGATCTTTGACCCAATCAATATCAGAATCAAACATGCCAGTTGCTCTTGTGCTTCTGAATACTGTTAATGTTTTTTCAGTTAAACCATATTTTATCAATCCAATTAATATGCCCATCGCACCAGTTTGCTTTGCACCGTCTGCCGCACTAAATGTTGCTTCCAAAGTATACGAACTAAAAGGTTTATTTGAATAAGCACCGTTAATAGACCTATTGATTTTCTGCAATTTAGATGAAATATTAAGTCTATCGTTCTCCAAAGGAACAGTTTTAAAAGAATTGGTTCCAGAATCCAACCAAACATATGAGTTTGCATTTGATATATCTGTATATTTTATTTTATCGTGGTCTGCAAATGATGTATAGTTCGTAATACCACTTTTAATCGTGAATACATTACCACCACTTTCTATATATTTCTCATCGCCATGACTATAGAAATTAAATTGTTTATAATTAACCAAACTTTTAATTTTATCTTCATCTGATCCAGGTACAGAAGGTGTATTAAGCAAAGCATTATTTAGTTGGTCACTATCAAATACATATAACCCACTACTAACTATATAATCCCAATCATATTTGTTTTGTATAGTATCAAATGTTAAAAATTGACCATTATCACCTTTTCCGTATGCCAATTTATTTTTAGATGGAGCATTTACACTATCCGCGCCAACAACAGTGGTAGTAATAATACCACTACTATCAAGATCAGAAATGTTTAGTTTTGGGAAAAAATTCCATTTCTTACCAAATTCGTCATATTTTAAATGTGCATATTTTTCTCTAATTCCTGTAATAGAATCTGCTTGAGCATAATAAAATCCACCAAAATCATCTTGGGCAAGCGCATTAATATCTGTTAATAGATCATTACTGTCCCATTCACCAGCATCCAGAATATACCTTCCTACATTAAGTTGACCTTGGATACTTGCGCTATCAGCATTTAATTTTTGCGCGTTCAAGTACATTATTCTAGCACTATCTGATCTAAATTGAGAAATATATCCACTATCAGCCCTAAGATATTTAAAATATGCACTATCTGAAGTTAATTGTTTTATATATCCACTATCTGCCCTAAGAGAAATGATATCAACACTATCTGCCCTCAACCACTTTATATCGGCACTATCTGCCCTCAGATATTTAAAATATGCGCTGTCGGCATAGAGATCATTAAATCTACCACTGTCGGCATCTATTCCGACAAAATTTCCGAATGGGTTTTTACCGCCATCTGCACTTGTAGTTGGTATGTCTTCATCAGTGCTGCCTGTAATAGACGTAAGACCAGTATTTGATCCTAATACTATATCATCTGGAGCAACTGCTAATTTTAACCCTATGTTTTCATATCGCTCTTGATCAGTATCTGACCACAAATTTAGTGCAGCAGTAGTTTCATCTAAGGATGAATATGTTTGTATTACAACATCTAAATTTAAAGGTGTTGTTGGAATTACTCCAATGTTATGCCAAACATAGTTATTGGGTCTAAAATATGGATATTCCCCAGAAACATCAACACCACCAACTGTAACTGGTTTCCATGCCCTGTGTTTCAGAAAAGTTTGATCTAAGTCAATACCTATGCTAACATGCGTTGTACCATAAGGAAATACTATTTCGGCATTATCTCTTAAATCTAATATTCCAGTAATACCAAAAGGATGTACTATATACTTGAGGATATCATTTTTCATATTTTATTCTTCTTCTTGATCAGCGGGATTTGCGATTTCTCCGCTTTTTATTTCACCTTCCACTTGGGTTTTTAGTTCTTTGATATCTTCTTCTGAATATTTTAAAACATTTTTAAACACCCATTCTTTGGAAAAGTAGTCGCCAACATATTGAGTCATGATATCAAGAGTTGCCAATCTTTCTCTAAGAACTTCCGCATCTTTCATTTCTGAAAAATAGTTATCTCTTGCAAAATCAACAGAAATGGTATTTTTCCAAACGTCCCAATCTGCCTCAGTGATAATCTTTTTAAGCACAAGTTGTTTTTTCAAAACTTGTAGAAAAATCATCCCAAATTTTTTGCGAAGTCTATCAATGAATTTTGAAAATTTAATTTCTTCCCTAGTAATCTCATTACTTTTACCAAGTGAAAACTGAGATTCTTGCTCAAGTCTATTTAGTGGAACATTTAGTGAACGATATAAGCGTTTTTGGAAATAAATAATATCTTCAATTTGACCCAAATTATCACCGCCAGGAAGAGTAGTAACTTCAGTACCTCTACCACCTTCGCGTCTAGGTAACCAAAAATCTTCCAACATAGACATGTGCTTTCGGTCATCTCGCAATTCACCAGTACTAGCATCATAAACGAGTTTGTTTCGATACTTAGTCATGATATTCTTCATATATTCTTCTGCCTTACCTTTAGGCAAGTTACCCACATCAACATAGAAAATTCTACGTTCTGGTGCACGACTCAATCTGTAAATAACCAGAGAGTCCTCCATCATTCTCAATTGATTGACAGGTTTAATGCACTTATGCAAATGGGAAACTACTTTTTTTCGACTTTCATCTAAAAGACCACTTGTTACATAATTAATTGAATCTGGTGTAAATTTTACACCCTTGTTTTGAATTTGACCAGCAGATGATTTTCCTGGTTTATCAGTGTATATGAAATATTCGTTGATCGATTCGATGATATCCGCATTTGTTGCGGGATCTTTCTTAGTTTTAACTTCTTTAATTTTTCTTATTTTTGTAGCATCAATAAATCTAACTTCTTGAATGCCTGCTTTTTCATTTTTTTCATCAACCAAAATGTGGTGGTACATTCTACCATCAATGTACCATCTTTTGAACAAATCGTGAGCATGTTCAGATGCGTCAAACATTGCGAGAACATTTTTAAATTCTTCTTGAATAACTTTTTTGATATTATCTGGAGCGTCTATGCCATCAGTATTTAAAGATAAAGTATCTTCTTCTGCATTATTTACAATTGCTTCATTCACAATATCTTCGATTGCCATGTCAACTTCTGGATGGATAGAAATACCTCTATACTTATTAATCATAGCAATATTGTCTTTGGTATTATCACCGTCAATATCTATGTATTGACCGAAATGACTTCCAGACGCAGTTACGTATCCAGCACCATCATCACTCTGTGGTGCTACTACACTTTTTATTCTCTCTGCTTCCTTATTACCTTCTTTCTTTCGTTTTATCTCAAAACCAAAGAGCGAAACTGTATTTTCTGCCATGAAACATTCCTATAATTTATATTGAGTGGGGGAACGAATCCCCCCACTTTTCACAAGTATTTATACCTTAACTTGTGGTATTACTTTCCCAATACTGAACTTGGAATTCACAAGTGAACTCTTCAATCGCATCTTGTGTATCATAAGATAGTTCAATCGAAGATATGTTAGTTGGAAAACAACCTCTGAAAGCATATCTTTTTAGTACACTTTCGTCTTTATCAAGTTGATCGACCAAAAGGTCTGCTTGATAACTTTGAGGATTAGTAAATCCAACATTGGATGTATGTGAATTAATACCATTCATCCAACGCTCTAGGGCATCTCTTGTACCAAAATCAGTATCATTAATGATTGTTGTGGTCCAAGTCTCAAATGTCCTATCACCAGCGATTTTCAACTGTCTGCCTCTGAAGGGAACTTCAATTGCATTCAGTGTTGATGCTGGGAGTTGTGCTGCTCTACACATAAAGGATGTGAGTTCAACATTACCCTCCGCATATCCTGGAAAGTTAATTGTTGCTTTAAAGAGGTTTGCTCTTGCGCCACCACCCTTTAATTTTGCTTTGAAATCGTCTACGCCTAAAATTGCCATGTTTTAATCTCCTATGCTATCTTATACGCCAGAAGTGCCAACAACTTCTTCAAACGAAACTCCAGTGCGAACAGCAACAAAGTTAAGAGTGATGAAGTTAATAGACCTTGCAGGTTTGATGAATAGGGATGCGACAAATTGATTTGAGTCGATGATTAATGGTGTATTGTTAGTACCATCACAGACCAATTTAAAATCGGTTATACCCCTTCTACCTTTTACATCTCTGAGTAGAGGTTCAACGATATTTACAAATTCCGCTCTTGTAAATTCATCGTTAAATTCGAACAGAATATTTTGTGCTGCTGCTGTAATTGCTCTTTCAAGAACAAGGAACAACCGCCGAACATTAATTCTATCAAATGCAGAAGGTCTTGCTAAGTGAGTTTTATCACCATAAAGTAATACACCTTGACCTGGAATATTAGCAATTGGATTGATACCTAATTTATATAGTGTATCTCTTTCTGATTTATTTGGCGAGTATGCCAAACTAGTTACACCAAAATATTGACCTCTGCGCGTACCCGCTGGTGAAAACCATGGTGCGAAGTTATTATCTGTTGCTGCCATGATACCTGCTGTAGAGGATGCCGCTGGGATAAAAATGTATTGATCATTATATTTATCGTAAACTTTTAGATAGTTGTTGTCAACCGCAAGATAAGAACTTCTTGTAAGTGCATTAGAAGTCATTGCGCTTGTAATTGCCGTGACTGCCGCTGCCGAAGTTGTTTGTCCGACAATTGCTGCACGGTTTGGAGATGCCAATACCATACAATCTTTACGAGTTTGTGCTGCTATGGAGACCATATCATTCACAACAGTTGCGTGGTCTGCTGCTGTTGATAGACCTGGTGCAATCATAAAGTCAATAGACAAAGCATTTGGGTCTTCAAATTTATCAAATCCAGTTGCAAAATCTGCTGCGCCAAGTGCTGCTGAATTTACGCCACCAATTAATGGTACGTTAACATCAACCGCTAAACCAGCAGCAAAATCTAAAGCATCTACTGGCACACTACCAGCATTTGTTCCAAAGGTTGCTGTTGCAATTCCTGCCATCCAGATATATTGTGATTTGGTGTTTATAACATTCAAAATATAGTTTGAAGTTCCGTCTGAGGTTTTTGCACCTAATGCAATAGATACAAATGGGAATGTTTCTAAAACTGTACCCGCAGTTCCAGTAATTGCTCCATCTTCATCTATAACTGCAACATGTGCTTCATCATTTGTTGCGCCTACTGCTGCTGCAAAATCTGATGTTCCTGGTGCCGCATCATAGTATGACTTATATGGCCAACTAGAATATCCTGCATCGCCTTGTCCAGAAAAAGAAACTTTCAAACTGTTTCCTAATGTTCCTGGATATTTTGCTATAAAGTTATGTGTTGCTGTTGCTAATGCTGCAACTTGAGCGTCAAAATTATCTCTATTAGTAACAAGTGGTATACTACTTGCGTTTGTATCAGAAGCATTTTTTGCTACTGCTGTGTATTCTCTAACAATATACAAATCGTTAGAATAACGTAGAAATTGGTTCGCGCTGTGGAAGTCGCCAGTATTGGTTGTATCTGGACTTCCAAAGGTTCCTACTAAAGCTGCTTCGTTGTTTATAAGAGTTGGTGTGTCGCATGGACCCCAAGAAAAGTTACCTACAAACGCACCTGTTGAGGTGGGTATGTTGGGGACTCCATTGGTTAAATCAACTTCTTTTACAACGATTGCAGGAGATTCAGAGGGTGCTGTTAATGCCATTTCTCTTTTCCTTTTCCAAGTAAATTAATAAGTTCTTCATAATACGGTTATGTTCAATCAGTTGTATTTATATAAAATTTATTTTAGAACTTTTCGTATTCTGTTTGTATGTGCCATCTATTTGCTTCATCATGGACTACTAATTCTTCTCTACCATCATTTATAAACCCAAATGGTAGAATATCATTTTCAATTTCTTCCATTCTTTGAGCGAAGAGCAAATCTTTAATTTCTATATCTGTGATTTCATTGAAGTGTAGTGTTCCTGCAAAATATCCGAACAGAACAAAATTCATCACTAAATCGTCATGATTTCCATCACTTGCTTCCCAAGAATTTCCTTTTGCAGAAAATGTCGAAATTTCTAGGATAGTATCCTCATCATGTATAAGAATTTTATTATTTTCAAGTAAATCTTTAAATGATGAGCAACCCATTCTTTTTACTTTTTTATTCATCTTGATGCCAATAGAATCTGCCTTTACCACAGATTCCACATACATATTTTCATATTCTAAATCGTGATATAATCCATTTGCCACAACCATTCCAGCATCATTTGATTCAACTACGATGGTTGCCATATTATATGCTCTGGCGTATTTGTAAATCACATTTGGAAAAAGTAGTGGTGATATCAAATTATTTCTGTAAACAGCAACTTGTTCAAATACATCATCAGAAATATCTATTATGTTAAATGTTGAGTAATCCCTACCTCTACCTTGAGCAACATCTACCATGCAAGCATAAGTATTACCTTCAACTGGTTCTTTATATATTAAAACGCTGTCTCTGTCAATTCTTTTCTGCGGTTGTTTTGCTGATAACGAAAGTAGAGTTTCTACCTCAATAAGCGTATTACCAGTTCCTATAAATGTATTCCCAAATTCTTGATCAAATTGGATTTTAGATGTGTTGTTTATAGTTGAATTTTTCCATGCATCATCTCTTCCTGGAACATCCCACCAATCAACTCTAAAAGGTTTATATTCATTTACTTCTTGAACTGCCCCTTCCCAAATTTTATGGAATACGTTTCCTATGCCATTAGCAGTGGATGTAATGATAACTTTAGTATTTTCACCAGCAGATACAACAGGATATGTTGAAGTATAGAACTCATTCGCTCTCTCTACAAATGCAAACTCATCAAGATATAGAAGGTTCACAGACATACCACGAATAGAAGAACCAGAAGTTGCTGCTGCCACGATCCTAGAATTATTACTAAATTCTATTGATCCTTTATTAAGTGCTTTACATCCAGGTTGTAAAAAAAACGGAAGATTCTCTAGCATAAGAGTGACTCTTCCTAACATTTCTCTTGCAGTCGCACCCTTGTTTGCCATAACAGCAATAACTTGTTCTGGATTAAATAGTGCAAACCAAAGTAAATATGCTACAGATGATATAGACTTTCCTGACTGCCTACACGCGAGAACTATCGAAAATCTATTGTCATTGAACTGTTTAAACATTTTTTCTTGATATGGATATAGTTCAAAATTCACAAGACCTCGATCAAGTGATATTATTTTGCAATAAGTTTTCGCAAAATATGCTGGGTTTTTCATGCACTTTTGATATTCTAAAACGCTTGCTTGTGTCCATTCTTGAATCACACCGTCACGTTTTACACTCATATTACCAAGATATGACTCTGTTGTTTGACGTTCAGTCATCGTCGCCCTTTGGGACAAATTCTATAATATTTTCATTATCCCTAGTATCATCATCTTCTGATTCTCGTATGTCTTGAAGCATTCTTTGTAGTTCTACAGTAGACCCGACAAATAGATTATTTGTAGTTCCACCCTCCAGTAATTGTACACTGCTTAATTCGTTTTTCTTTTTATGTAAATCTATAAGTTTATCATTTACTTCTGATACACTTTTAATTAAACCAGCAACTACCTCAAATGCCCTAGGGTGTTCTAGTTGAGATGCAATCTGCATCATTTCATCAAGAGATTGCTGACCTTTTCCAATTAGGTCGTAATATGTTTGCCTCGTAAATTCTAAATCATTCTTTACATTATCTGAATCACTCATTTTATTTTATCCCTTTTTAGTCCTTATTCTTAGTCATCGAATTTTTCATCATGAGTAACAGTGAATCCGAAATCACTATCTCCTGATGGCGGGGCGAGATTCAGTGGATTTGGGTCGATAGTGTATTGTGCTAATTGTGGGTCACTTGAATCACCTAGGATTGTGCTGTATACATCAGTAGTCGTTTTTCTAATAATAGATTGATCATTGATAGGACCATAAAAATTCGCCAGCATAGTAAATTCTAATGTATAAATTATAGTTCGTCTTTGTTCCAATGATCCTTCAAAATCATCAGAGAAATTGACACCAGTTAAAGTAATAGGAACATCTTCTTTTATGTCGCTTGCTAATGTTGTAAAGGGTTTCATCGTTATAGTGTAGTGTGGATTAAAGTATGGAATAATTTGTTCTACCATTTGCAAGGCATCATCTTGAGTTTTTGCATAGATATTCAGTTGAAATGAAATATCATATGGTGCTGGACTAAAAAATTTATTTCTTTTTGTATTAGATACTGTTGATAAATTCTTATCATATGCATTCATTTTAGGAAGTTTTCGTTCTGCATTATATGTAAAGGATGTTATTTCAAAGGACATTCTGGGAAGTTTCAATGCAACTTGTGTATCCTTTTCAAGATCAGGATTTGCTCTAATTCTGTCTAGGAATTTTGCTTTCGGTGCGTATGATAAAGGAACTTTGACTTGACTTATAACTTTTCCTCCAGAATCTTTCCTCAGTACATAAATGTTGTTGAACATGGTTCCAAAAATTGCAACCGACTTTCTAATTCTTTCGTGATAAAAATATTCTAACATTATGTGTCTCCTGGATCACCAAATGGATTTGTTTCTGAGAAGTCCAAGAAACCTAGTGTAGTGCCAGAAACATTCGCGGCAAATTCTTCGTTCTGCTCATTCGAGGATATTTTATTATTTTCGAAAACACTAATAATTCCACCTTTAGACCCACCAGCACCCACAATATCAGAGTCTGTCGATGGTGTAAACGTATGGTATTCTCCATCAGCAGCACCGACATGAATAAGAGATAGTTTACCTAAAACTGGATCATATGCGCTCACTTCACCGTGCAAAGTTGTATTTGGTAACTTATGTGTTACCTTTTCACCAACAGCAAAAGATGCTAAAGGAGGTGCTGCAATAGTTACTACAGGGGTCACATCTGAATTATAATATTTCCCCTTCTTAGTTATTGATATACTAGAAATTGTACGTGCAGACAAATTGTAATTTGCAAATCCTACTGCTCTAAAGTAATCACTGTCGCCTGTTGCGCTGTCTACTGTGACGATTGGTACAGTTGTGTAAAATCTACCAGTATTTGTCATATTCACTGATGCTAGACTATTTCCACTATCATCCTGATTCATTAAAACTATACCAGTTGCTGTAAAATCAGTAGCAGTTTTTGTTGCGGCAGAAACTGTAACAGTTGGAGCATGTGTGTAAAAGTCTCCAGAGTCTGTAATTCTTGCGGAATCTAATACATTGTTTACTACAATTGCGTTAGCAGTCGCATTAAAATCACTCAAAGAAAGGGTTGGTGCAGAAACTGTAACAGTTGGAGCATGTGTGTAAAAGTCTCCAGAGTTTGTAATTACAACAGAGTTCACTCTATTATTTGCTGTTGTTAATGTTCCCGTTGCTATAAAATTTGATAACGACAGTGTTGGTGCCGCAATAGTTGCTGTTGGTGTGCTTGTATATCCACTCCCAGATTCTGTAATTGTAATACTAGAAATTCTATTATCAACTATTACTGGAACTGCTGTCGCGGTTGTACCCCCAGCAGAATCGTGTGCTGAAATAGTAATTGTCACAATTCCACTACTATCGTAAAGTTTACCATTACTTAGTACTGATATTCCAGATACATTACCATTAGCACTATCATATTGCAACGATATTGTTGCTTGCTTATCACTATCTCCTGTAGGTGTTGAAATAACAATTGTTGGTGGTGTAGAACTATCGTAAAGTTTACCATCATTTGTTATCGATAATGCGCTTACCTTGCCAGCAGTTATAGAAGGTGCAATTATTGCTAATTTGTCACTATCTCCTGTGGGTGCTGAAATAGTAATTGTCGTAGCACCACTGCTATCATAAAACTTTCCAGCATTTGTTACCGATAATCCAGTTACTTTATTAGATGCTTGGATTGGGTTGGTTATAGAAGGTGCAACTATCGCCAATTTGTTGCTGGAGTCTGATGGTGCTGGAATAGTAAGCACAGGTGTAACTATGTAATAGGAACCCGCTCTAGATACCCCAACACTAGAAATAGATGTATTAGATACATTTGCGGTTAAAACTGGTTTTATTATGGGCATATTAGGTTTTGAGATTTTCACAACAGCAAAAGAGTCGTACCCATAACCTACACTGTCCATTAATATTGATCCAATTGATGCCATTATGATACTCTCCTATGCTGTAAGACTAGCAGTTGCAGTTGCTGCTTTTGGAACTTTAAGAGTAAGATCATATGCATATGCACCAGAAATTTCAATTTCATTCAGACTTGAAAGTGATGTGTCGAAAGTCTCATCATTATATACAAATAATTCACATCTCATTTTATATGTTGGTAGATTACTCAATTGATAAAATGGTGATTCATGTTCGACATGCATAATTTCAAACATGGACTTTGATAGTGGGAGATATATTAAATCGCCTTCAGCAGGACGTTCAATTTGATCTATATCATTACTTGATTGATTAACAAGACCGCCCCATCTTCTGCGAGAAACTATAAATGTTGCAGCATCACGTATTTCAACGCCAAACTTTGTGAACAAATCACCTTCCCCATCGAATCCTTCACTGTTTTCAATATACATTTCTATTTTATATGAAGAGTTGAATGCTGATGGAATATCATCTCCAAAAACCTTGTTCTCATTTACAATGCTTCTGGGCAAATAATAAACATCTTGTCCATAAGTTTTTAGTGACTCTATGATAATATCTTCATAGAGGTTTTGTTCACTTTTTACTGATTGGGAAATATAATGATTAGTTGTCATATTTTAACCCACCATAAAATCTGGTGGCATTTCTTGTTCAAGACGCATTCGCTCTTCAAGTCTATCTCTCTCCAATAAAGCATCATCATAAATTTGTCTACCATTTAATGTGGCACCTCCAGGTAATACCATACCTTCAAACTTGATTAAATTTGATCCCCACTGGATTTTTATCAAAGCAGTAGTATAGTCTTTTAGAAATCTATCATCATAAATGGAAGTGTTCGTATCTGGATTGACAATTTGTAGTGCTTCTACGACCAAATAATCACCTGCTTTTATATCTCCATTTTGCCACTCACCATGAATATTAAGTTTATTTTCTCGCCGCGAATATCCAACTTGAGGCACACCATTTAGTTTTGTATCAATAAGTGCTAGATGTTGTTGCATTTGCTCATAGTACATTAAATCGCCAATAAAACTACCCATATCAGCGACATCATTCAGCATCATTTGGTATTTGATATCAAAGAAGTTTGAACTGTTACCAGCAGTGATCACTGGAAATAGTTTTGTGACATAAATTACACTTGAAGGTATTGGGATATATTTATTAGTAACATCTGTAGACGTTACTAAATGTTTTAGATATGTTCTATGCGTAGCATCAGAATGAAATTCTTGATAAAAATCAAAAGCATCATCAACACGATCTTCTACTTGATCTAACGCAACATTGATTTCAATTACTGGCGCACCTAATCTCCGCAAACAGTAATCTATCAATTCATCTCTGGTATTAGGTCTATTTGATGCCATTGGTTTTCCTACTTAAATAGTTCATTTACTTCTATTTATAGCGATTTTCATCTTAACTATTTGTCCTATTTTAAGAATTATCCATCTGACCACGCCTGCGCGCCCGCACCAGTTGGTGCTGCGCTTGATTCACCAGCAAAATTTATAACCTTGACAGCATTAATCAGACTATTGAGTGCCACACCTTCCGAAGCACTATCAAGACTATTAAGCATTACACCATTACTATTGAGTATAAATGCTACGCCTTCCGAAGAACTATCAAGACTATTAACATACGCCATTACTGCTGCCATTTTATTTTACCCTACTTTTATGCGTATGGAACATTATCTTCAGGAAATGCATAACATGCTTTAACATTAGCAATATATCCTTGATAATTTCCTGTCATATGTGGTTTCATTATTCTATATCTAGTAGAACCTTCTACTATTACATCTCCATCACTTGCACAATCATCGGTTGTTCTATAGAAATTCATCATTCTACCACGCCTTGGATTCTTATGCAAATCTGCGGTAGATGCTCCATTAGCATAAGACATTCTTTGCTGACCAATGAAAGTACATGGTACTAACATGTGTGCTGGACTGTCGGTTCCAGCAGTGGCAAAACTGTCTTGTCTGAAAGCAGGGGATGGATCAAATGTAGACCACCGTTCATTTACTAATGAATACGATCCCATATGACTCATCCCATTAAGCGGAGAAGTAGTTCCAGTTCTTACAGTACCAAGTGCATCTATATATCTAGGTTGACAAACTCCAAAGTGAGCATAATTACCACCAGTGGTAGTAGGAGTTGGATTACTCATAACATTCATCCAAGCAGTGTGAACAAACGTAGTAGGACAATATGTAGAGTCTACACCGTATGCCCAAAGGTCTATTGTTGGTGAATACTCAAGATCAGTAATAACAGTCCAACCATGATCAATAGTAGTTGGGGTGTTCTCGCCATTAGCACCGCCACTTACTATTTTAATTGCAAAAGTAGTGTCGTTACAAATTATATGAACTGAATCTAAGGACGATCCGTATCCCCCGTATTGTGCTGGAACTCCGTTATAACTGACAGTTGTATGTCCACCAATGCCAGTGCCAGGATTGGTATTTGGCGATATGTTGGCACCGTTTTTATCATATGCGTGTATTCTCCATCCGTCACTCCCGTCTGCTCTTAAAACAAACTTTAAAGCAGGTGCCGAAGGAAATTGTGCATGTGCATAATGTTTTTTATAAAAAGTAAATGACCCATCTGCGCCTGCACCTGTAGTTGATGTGCTGTAATAGTTTCCTGATGTTGGGAATGTCCCAGCAGAAGTTCCTGCTGGACCATTAAATCCAGTATTACCATTAGCTTTGGCGTCAGTTTTCCAATTCTGGCCTAATACAAAGTCTTGTATACTAAACATCATATCGCGTACATCGTATGATGTTGCGGATGTTGGGTTCCTTGGTGTAAATTTTGCATATGCCATTATATTATCCTCCCGTCCATTCTGTCCATACATTATCATCGTCTTTTAACGAACTTACACCAATAGTAATAATTTCTAATGGAGAACGTAAAGACATTATCATTTGTAGGTTATCATCCATATTCTCAACAATATAATCGCAATGCATATGCGCTTCGTCCAAAGTCGTGTCTGCTTTATACTTGTACACTTTGAAGTCAGCAATATAATTCATTGAATCTTCAGATTCAACGAGACCATGCCTTTGTCTAACTGCTAATTTTTCTGCATCAGTTAATGCCATTTTGTTGTCCTCTTATGAATATGTAAACGTAACAGTAAGATCAGATCCTGCTGTAGTGCTACCAATTTGTGTTATATCGAATGTTAAATAATCGTCTTCTACCATTGTAATAGCGGGCGAACTATTTATAATCTTTGTTCCAGCATCTGCAATTACTAAAGTTGCTCCAGATGCGCCATTTTTCTTTACTGTCATATTTATTGCGGCACCATCAGGCGCTGTGATAACTCTTGCAATAATTTTATTGATAGTGATACCTTTGGGAGCATACCATCTTTTAGTTCCTGTAGTAAGTGTTAATGCACCTGCTTGTTTTAGATTGACATAATTTTCTACCGAAATTCCAGCAGCAGAAGCGACAGCAGTAACCCACCCAGTGCCAGATTTAAAAATATGCATTGTATTAGTATCTTCTGCAAATGCCAAGTCTCCATTCACGTTTCCAACTCCTGGAAGATATGACGCATCACTATAAATTTTTACAGAGGCAACTAAGGATGTGCCATCTGGTGCAACCAATGTCGCAGTTCCAGCAACCTCTTTGATTTTATTTTTAAATGATGGTGTATTCTCAACATACGTTGCCATATCTTGAGGAACAAACTTAGAGTTTGTTTCATCATACACTAAACACATTTGATTTACTAGTGATGGGATTGGACGCAGTTCTATTGCATTTTTGTGTCCTTCTTGCGAGTGTTGCCCATAAATTATATAATTTCCATTATCGTTTGTTTCTACTGCCAAATCTTTAATAACCATAGTTCCACCCATAGCACTGTGGACTCCACATTGATAATATAGTGTGTTTGGTGCGTCTGCTGGAACTACAAATGTTACCGCCCCAGTTTCACTTCTTGAACCTGTTACTCCTGATGTATATTCTCCCACATAACTGCCAGCAACATAGTTTGTGCCATTGTCTGTTGTTAGATAAAATGGGTGTCCACTTGCAGTTAAGTTGAAGGTGTATGTTCCACCTCTACGTAATGGTCCTAATTCTGGGTTGCTGCCAGATTGAGTACCAGTAAAAGTATATGCACCAGAAACATACCCGACTGTATAAGCAATAGTTGGGGCAACTAAAGTAGGTGGTGTAATTGATTCTGGTACACTGAATGCTAATCTTTGTACTGAGGTTGATGCGCCACCATTGATACTTGCGTGAGTATGATCTACTGTTGTAGTTGTTGGCCAACTCACTAGATTTTGATCTCCAGCACCATCAATCCACTTCAATTTGAACGTATGTGTTTGCGTCATACTTCCATATTGAGTATTCGCAAAGTTGTTGATTTGATATGTACCTTTCATATAGAGCGGTACAGTTGTTTGAATAACATTTGTAATTGGTGATCTTGCGTATGGCAAAGAACTAGTTAACCATGTCCACAACCAAGCAGTTCCATGACCAGCAGTTGGGTCTGCAACTTGAATTGCTAAAACTTCTTCTTGAATAGTCAAATCTACATTACTAAGTTGTTCAATATTTTCAACAGCGGGAACTGATGCTTGCTCAACACCATCAACTGTTGATTTCGTTTCTAGTTTACCACTCGCACTTGCTTCTAACGTAACAGCATTTGCGCCAGTACCAATTTTCATAGATGCCATTGCAATAGCGCCACCAGCACCTGCTGAAATAGACCCACTATCACCTAAGAATAGAGTGTTACCGCTTAGATGTAAAGATTTCCATTTTCTAACAGTTGATCCCAAATCTCTGGAACTATCAGCATCAGGAATAAAATTCCCGACGAACTCACCATTTGCTAATGATCTTCCTTTTGTTGGCATAACCGTTTATCCTTAATTTATTCACTACTATTTATAATAATTATGTTTTATATAGGTTTAATCACAAAATTATTTCTTGTAGAATATATGTCTAATCCACCACCATCACCTATTGTAATAAATTCACTACCATCATTTTTAAAATGAACATCTGTTATATTTCCGTTGTAGTTACCTGTCAACAAATATTCATTAGTATTGAATGTGCTACTTGATAGTGGGTTTGCAATTGTGTATTCTCTGAGATAACCCCTAGAACTTGTTCCAAGAGAGACTATCATTTTGTTTTCAGAATCATTTAGTACCATTCCAGTAAGTCCACTATACCCAGTTGAAAAGGCAGAATCGTATACGGCACTATACACTTCATTTGAATCTGCAAGATTATATCTATGGACTTTATTAGTAGATTTTTCAGATACATACATCTTCTTTCCATCAGAAGTTAGTAATACATCACTTACAGTATTTGCTGTAAAATGAGAGTCCAAATTCAAGAATTTTTGATGATGTATTTCTACTGCTGAACCTAAATCTGCACTGTCATTATTTGCTGAAGAACTAGCAGTAAGTTGAAATGATGAAATTCTATCATTTGTAGGATCAGCGAGATATATTGCTGTCTCAACACTATTAAGTTCAAACCCACTGTTGTTTGAGACATTAGTACTTCCTAATGCTGATCTTTCAACCTCAAACACAGCAGTCGATATATCGTATGCAGTGGACATAGAATACTGTCTTGTTGCTACAGCATTTGAAAGATAATATTTTGTCCCACTTCTATTCATTTTAAAATGTTTTGCTCTTGGAGACATGACTGCTTGCGGTGATTTTCTCGTATAAACTTCACTCCAAGGTTGAATTACGTTAGCATCTGTTGGTATAGTTGAGATATCATATGGTGTTGTCATTGTAAATTCATACACATAATTTGTATCATTATCCCATACGAACATAGATGTGCCATCTGGTTTGATTTCTATTCCCCAAGCACCATATAATTTTGATTCTGTCACATTATCAACATCTGGACTCTTCGATCCAATACCATGTGATGCCCTATAAATGCTTGTCGCAGTCGTTATATCATAGGGAGTACTTAACGTGTATTGATTCAATATTCCTCTATTGTAGCAACATCCCCAAACAATGTACATTTTCGTTCCATCATCCGACAATGTAAAACACTGTGGATAAGCAGAATGCACAAATTCTGACAAAAATCTGTAACCAGTTATGTAGAAAACCCCACTAACTGAAAATCCTAGCGGTGTCGTACTAAAATGTCCAGCATTTCTGTATGAGGGGAATTGACCAAAATTAAACCGCCAGCGCGTACCAGTTTTAGTGGTCCGTTCAGAAAAATATTGCGTTATTCTGGAAGTTGTGTTAGTAAATGTAATGATTGGTTGACCATATCTAACATACTCAAATCTGCCGTTAGGGTTTGAGTAAGAAACCGTGTGGGAAAATTCTCGAATATTAAATTGACCTTTATAACTTGCAGTATTTAAATTATCTGCCGCAAGCAAATCGAATTGTCGAATCCCATCAGCATCCATCATATAGTAATGTTTTCCATCGCCTGATAGATGTGTGGTAGAGGTTATGTCATATATATTCGCTGGTGGAGACCATATTGGAATGGACTGCCAATAGTACCAATACCACTGGTAATTACGTATATTATGCCCAGCACTTTGTGATGGGTTTACTGGCGTATTAACATTCACATGTTCAAAGTAATCGGTCTCATAGAGAGCAAAAGAATCCAAATCATATGGATTGACAAGATTATATTGATATATGTTATTATGACCAGCATCTGCTAAAAATAACCTATTGCCAGAATCGTTAAAATCTAAACCAGTCAAATTACTAGAATTTACTGCTTCTGTAATAGAATTGGAAACCCCTAAATTATTGTATATATTTAATGATCTATCTGCTGTAGTTGCCGACAAAATCAAACTAATATCATAAGAATCTGCAATATTGTATTGATCTATGGTTCTTCCGCTTGAAGAGTTGTTAACCGCAAATAATTTTTTACCAGATAGTGAAGAATCTACATCATTGAATACGATCCCTTGGCAATCGGTGCCTAATGTTCTTTTGGTTGTTTGAAAAGATGTTGCTTTATATTTAACATCAGGAGAACCCAAACCAACGTATTTTAAATATTCTGGAGCATTAATATCACTAATATGCGCCATTTCTAAATTATAATCTATAAAGAATCTAAACTCATTATCCCAAAATTCGATAGAATCCAAATTTCCAGATTTTGGCAAACCACTCTTATTATGTGCTGTAGATATTTTTCCTGTAACTTTAAAAACATCGGTTGCTTCTCTTTCTAAAGCAATTGTGTGAGAATCTGAAAAAGTTGCAGTCGGAGATATCGTCCAAGAAGTTCCCACTCCACTAACTTTTGATATTGATCTTTCTACAGAACCTAAACTATTTGGGTTGATAGATGTTGGGGTCAAGTCAAACACTTTTGTGACAGACCAAGTAATAGGATTAGCATCCGAATCTTGTGGAGTTAAACTCAACATTGGTTGATAAGGATCAAGTGTGATGTCGTATGCTGAGTCGAAGTTTATTGTGTATATTCCATTATTATTTTCTGTATTGATAGCATCCAAATGAACAGCACCAATTGTTTGGTAACTTCCGTTAATATATAACTGAAACTTTTTGCCATCAGAATCGTAATATACAGTATCTTCAATCGGCATTATATTATACCCCCAGTTATAGAAGGTAATGCATCAAAAACAAAACCGCTTGAATCAAAAGTTGAAGATATGCTATCTATAGTTATTAACCTCATATATTGCTTATCTCCAAGATATGCTATATCTAGTCCAAGATTTCCATCATATCCAAAATTTATATGAATATCTGTTGCAGATGAATCTATTGGTCTATCTAAACTTCCCATTATAGGTCTCTTATTTACCGAATCTGTAGATTTTCCAAAAAATCTTAACGATGAACTAAGATTCATATTAGATTCTGTTATGTCATATGCTTTAAGATAAAATGTTGTATTATGACTATCACGACCAATTTGTAAAATATTATTATTGTAGTTTTCTATGGAATACGACCAATGGATACTGTCACCATTATCATCGGAATCTTTAAGCGTTATCACAAAACTTGATCTCGCAAAAGCAAGAGATGAATCAGGATGAATGGTCTGAGTATGGTAATATCCAGTAATAGTTCCATTATACGAACCATCAGACTCTTGTATTGCTGTAGAATTACCACTACCATCAGATTCATATTTTATTCCAATTTGCCTAACTGGTCTATAATCATCTGCCTCTTGTAATTCCAACATGCTGTTGCCATCAATAATTTCAATGTAAGCAGAATCGATACCACGGGGCATTATTGCCACTTTTCTCCAAGATTTCACATCAGCAGTGTAAGGACTAATTATCAAATCTAATGGATTACTACCATCATGCTTTGTCATGAATATATCATCTGCTGCTTGAACTTGGTCTGCTGCTGAAGCAACTTGAGCAATAATAGTTTCCGAAAAATCATCACCGCTTCTTCTTTGACCTTTAACTAAACGAAATTCTTTTAGATAGAAACTCCCACTTGTCACATCATAATTATTAGTGGAAGGATTATACGAGTCAATTTTGTTAAATGATATTGTACTTGTACTTAAAGCGTCTATATTAATATTTATCAAACTACTATCAACTTTTATACCCTCAATATAAGTTCTCAATACATTAGAATCTCCACTATAGTTTAATGATGTGTGTATCCACTCTCCTGGAGTACTTACTACACTATGAATACTATCTTGTTGCAATCCATGTTTAATTATACCATCTGTACCATAAGAAAGTGCTACGTCTGTAACTCTAGCACCTAATATGAAATTTGTATTACTATCGTTTGTAGACGGTCTTGAGTCTATAGAGAATGCCAAAGGATATTTATTGATGTCGTGAATCATAAAGTCTTGCAAAAATCGTTTTTTAGAACCTGCCGTATAATCTGACAAAATCCATTCGGACATTGGGTTTGTCCTAGTAGTTAAGTTTGCATCTAAAGTTTTTTGATTTTGTAATACATTATCCACAAAACTAGGCGACACTGTAGGCAGATCAGGACGAAATGCTGGACCAACACCTCTTTGAAATATGCAATTTTTGACTGTGATAAGGTCTACTCGCCCAGTGATTTCGGGATTTGGATTATTCCGTCCAGCAGCATACCAGTACCTGTAGTTGATAAACAAACAATTTTCAAATATTATTTTAGATGTACTTTCTTGACCACCTAATCTCCACCCTTGGTATCCATTGTTGAAATTGAAAATACATCTAAATGCGCGTCCTATAGCATTATCTGCTATAACATCACCATACCAATAGGATGTACTTCCAGTAAGAATAAAATGGCAAAATGCTATCTGAGCATTTGCACTAGCATTACCATTAAAAATTCTATCAACGCCCCTAGCAGTAAGATGAACATCATTGGGGTTGTTGGTTTCCCCACAAACTAAAAATCCTACATAATCTCGACGCCATATTGCTTGCCGATTATCTTCTCCGTGACTTGGAAGACCATAGTAACGACCATCATATTCGCCACTAACGTCATATGCTCCACTTGGCAAGACCAGAGCATCTCCCTCAGATAATAAATCTATCGCTGCTCTGATATTAGAACCATTTGCGCCAGAATAAGTAACTACAGTACCACCAGTTTTGGCAACATACGCTGTTGCATATTCTAGTCCTGTCGTTTCACCAAGGTTATTCCTTATCGATTCACCCACGGTCACATTAGCATCTTTATACTCAGTATATAATTGCGTATTGTACATGAGATTGCTCTTTAGAGAACCTTCCCAAGAATCCCCCAAAGAATCCATTCCAAACGCACCATCACCAGAGGCAGTTGAGTTCCTATCTGTTGATGGAATTAAACCCATTTGTGTAACAGGATCATATACCCATGAATTTTGATCAACTCTTAGTTTTTTGAAGATATTGTGCCTGTTCCAAATAAAATCTGGTCCACTATAATAATACGACCGTTCATAGTACCTACCCCATCTGTTATGATGGTAAGAACCGTAGGGAGGGTAATAACCTGCTAGATTTCTTACGGGAAGTGATGGCGATTCCTCGTTATGGGCGTTGCCATAGTAGTACATATTATGCCCTTTATGTATTATTACCGTATAAGGTTCAACACTTGAAGGAAAATTTAGGTATCCTAAATATACAGAGTTTGCAAAATAGTAAACTCTATTATCAGGTTCAGATATGATATATGAGACATCCGCATTGTCCTTATTGTTTACAAGAAAAAAACCACCTAGAAAAAACTCATCATCGGTATGACCTGTGGTTGCATTAAGTGGTTCTGCCCCTCTTGTCCCGCGGGCAGGTATAGTATGACTTGTGCGAATAAAATCGCCAGAGATATATCCGTAACCAAAATTTACTTGCGTACTCTCAGCACCGTTTCTAGGATAGTAATTATCCATCGCAATATTTATGTTTTCTTTAAAGAGTTCAGGTGTATCGCCCATAGCAGATGACCGCGCCAACTTGGATGTTGCAACCATAGTGAGATACGCTCTTTGTTGATCTCCATACCATCGACCTGGATCAACATACCTTTTCTCGGTGGGAACACCATAACCATTAAGACTTTGACGCAATGGATTCTTTGACTTATCCATTTCAAAATAATAGGTTTGGTCGCCACCGGGGATTATGGATATATTATTTACAGTTACATAGTTGCTTCCACTGGTTGTCCTCGTCCAACCAGTTCTATAATACCAATTATGCTCTCCCAAAGAACTGAGATACATTCTAGGGACATGAAGCCAATCACCTAATTGACCTCCGTTAATGGCGCGAATATTCTTTCCAGCAGCAATCCACTCGTCACCCCCTCTACTGAAGTGGTTGTAATTATTCAGTATCGAATTGCCAAATCGTTTATCTACATTATGGTACTGATTTGCACCATCTACCTTGCCACAGTATCCTGCAGCAAACTCTTGGTATCTAGTATAGGATTTGACTCGATCTGCCCTCCAAGCAGCACCATAACCGTATGCTTTCTGTTCCTCCTTCTGCACCAAGGGATAGGCAACATAATAATTATAAGTTCCATCACTTTCATCATTAAATGTTGAGTATGGAAACATTGCCGAATCATAATATTGTGCACCATCAGTTCTTAATTTAGTAGAAGAATCTAACATAGTACTTGATCTTGTGAATTTCAACTCAGGCACATTTGCGATTTCTGTAATTGCCCATTGGTTCGCTGGTAATGCTGCTGCAATTGAATTCGATCCTTGATAATTACTATCAATCCACAATCGCACTCTGCCAGGTAAAGTTTGAACATCCCAAGAAATTGTATGGACCTTACCATCACTTGGTGCCGCGACTATGAGTTCTGGTCCATTCACATCACCCGCTGATAATTTTAGATTCGCCCCAGAATTTATAGTCTGTAATTGTACTCTATTTGCAACACTTCCCATATAAAAAAGAGTTTTATCTGTAGGTGACATTGTTGTTCTTACTTGCCACGATGATGATCTTCGCCTATCCATTTCGAAAATAGTCATAAAACCAGAATCGTGAGAATACGATATACCACCGTCACCAGTTTGACCTTCATATGCAACGTCATTGTTTGGTGTCATAACTAATGGAATAGAATCTCCATTTTTAAAAAGTCCATAATTAAAACCATCATATGTCAGAGCGGTGTGTTCCCAAGTATTCTGGGTATACGCATTATTTCCAGAATATCTGATGTTATTAACAATAATTCCTGCTTCATCTATGGTTAAAACATCCACTAAACTTTTATTATTCGCACCAAAGATAACATCTTTAGTGCCGCCAGTACTTGGTGAAGTGTTATATTTGTTATACCAAAATTCTATAGTAAATGGCGCAAATAATGACAAACTATCAATAGAACTATCTATTGACATAAAATCGAGACTACTTTCAAGATAAACTGATGTTGGTGATGAAGTATATGCGCCGAATTTCACTGCGCTTGTTAAACCATATGGTCGTATCGAATTAGATTCCGAAGAAAGGTCTACTACAGAATCTATTCTAGGATTACCAGCAGAAAATATTGTCACTTCATTAGTGGTTTTTCTGTTACTAAAAAACTCTATAGAAAATGAATCATTAGAACCAGCAGATAATGAACTAAATGCTGACCCTGTATCCAAGGTATCATTAGGAGTAAAATCCCAAGAGTAAGATGTTATCGTGCTTAAATCAAAACGCCTATATATCGCTTTATCTTCTACAACCACTGCTTCATCGTCTTCCTGCACACCAAGTGTAGGAAGACTGTCAATTTTATCAATAACTACAAGACTCATTTATTTCTCCGTAAATAACCAACCATTTGCAACATTATAATATACTAATCCAAATGCCGCTCTAGAAACATCAATAGTCAAGTCTGAATCACTTGCTTCTATCTTGTGTCCATTCCTATTTATAGTAATATTATTGGTGCTTGCCTCGCCTGTTGCATCAATAAATCTAATCTCATCACCCAAAACTGCACCCCCTGGGAGAAGAATAGTTTTAGCAGTTGATGTATTTACGAGAAGTCTTTGGTTGGCAATCGCAGTAATAGGTGATGTTGTAACCTCAGTCCAATTAGAAGCAATATCTACTCTTGCCGCAACATAAGCACTATCAATCATGTTAATAATTGATGCACTATCAGTACCAGCAGTAGTTCTTGCCGCAACATAAGCACTATCAATCATATTAACAATTGATGCACTGTCAGTTCCAGCAGTAGTTCTTGCCGCAACATAAGCACTATCAATAAGATGCACAACACTAGAGTTGGATAATCCAGTTGGATTAGATTTAACCCATTGTGCTGTGTTGTCACTATCAGTGTAATAAACGTAGGTTTCAAGTGTTTCTGGATCAAACCACAATGCGCCAGAACTTGGTGCCGCTGGAGGATTATCAGAAATTGTTAGTCCACCAGAAGTTCTTGCCGCAACATAAGCACTATCAATCATATTAACAATGGATGCGCTGTCGGTGCCAGCAGTAGTTCTTGCTGCTACGTAAGCACTGTCAATCATGTTAATAATTGATGCACTATCAGTACCAGCAGTAGTTCTTGCTGCTATGTAAGCACTGTCGATAGTTAAACTAACAGCAGATGCTATTGTTGCATCAGATGCACCAACTTGACTTAGAGCATTTATGACAACATCATCTGCAACATTTGTGCCAGATAATAGAGTAATTGTGGTTCCAGCACCATTGGTGGTATAATCAATTGCTTTTAAAAGATTGATACCATTCACATAAACATTTACAGAATTTGCACTATATGATAGTGTATCGCCCGTAGCGTCAGCACCAGTAAACACTGTTTGATTTGCAGTTGAAACATAATGATAAGGAGTAATAGTTGAAGTGTAACTACCACCACCAGAACTTCTTGCTGCTACATAAGCACTATCAATCATATTAACAATGGATGCGCTATCAGTACCAGCAGTAGTTCTTGCTGCTACATAAGCACTGTCAATAAGATTAGTAATTGTTGCGCTATCTGTCGAAGCGTCTGACAGATTTGCCAATGTTATCCAATTTCCAGCATGAGCATAATATGCGCGAGTTGTGCCATGCACATGAGCAAACATACCATGATAAGATCCTGCACTTGGAAGATCGCCTTCTGTAGCATATACATTTGAATAAAGCATTTTACCAGTTGTGGTAATATTATTGGCACCCATGTCAATAGCGCCTGTCATCGTACCACCAGCAAGGGGTAATTTCTCAGCAATACTAGTTGTTATAGTAGTTGAGAAATTAGCGTCATCACCCACTGCTGCTGCTAATTCATTCAGGGTATTCAATGTTGATGGTGCCAAATTGACTAATGCTGCTGCTGCACTGTCTGCAATTGCTCTAACATCAGTTGCCCTTGCCAATTCCATCCAATTTCCACCAACGGCAATCTTTGGAAGTTGTGCTTGGTTATCCCATACAAACATCCCTTTGTATGTTGTAGCACTTGGTAATTGAGCAGTTTGTGCAAAAGTGTTATTATAATAAATCTTATTGGCACCAAAGTCTATAGTTCTAGTACCAATACCAGTGATTGGATTAATATGCGCTGAGTCTATTATACCTTTTATGTATGGTGTGGAAATAAATCCTTGGATATATGCGCTATCAGCAGCAGTTTTGATATAATCAGAATCTGCTACTAACTTGATGTAATCAGAATCTGCTAATAACTTGATGTAATCAGAATCTGCGATACCTTTAATATAAGCACTATCAGCAATAGAAGTAATCCAAGCAGAATCTGCTATTCCTAAGATATATGAACTGTCTGCTTTATTCCTAATATAAGCACTGTCAATAAATGACCCAGTTGCAGATGAGTCAACACCCAATACTTTTGATTTATTTCCAGCACTATCAGAAATCTCTACACCGTTACTAGTTGATTTTAATTTTGTACCACCAAGATTGATCGTACTACCACTTAGGAACAAGTCTTTAAATTTATGAGTTACGCTACCAAGATCAAATGCGCTATCTAACGCAGGAATAATGTGACCAGTTGCTGCAAGTTTTGCATCAATGACTGTTGTTACATACGCTGAATCTGCTATACCTAAAACATATGCGCTATCGGCAATAGAAGTAATCCAAGCAGAATCTGCTATTCCCAAAATATGTGCGCTGTCAGCAGCACTTTTAACATAATCAGAATCTGCTACTAACTTGATGTAATCGGAATCTGCTGATGTTTTGATATAATCAGAGTCTGCCAGCAACTTAACATATGCAGAGTCTGCAATAGTTTTGATAAAGACAGGTGTAATTATAGATTGTACATATGCAGAGTCTGCCCTAGATTTGACATAATCACTATCAACAAATCCAGCAATCGCATCAGAATCAATGCCGCCAAACTTTAGAAGATTTCCAGCACTATCAGAGAGTGCGAGACCAGTTGGACCCGAATTTATAGTTACATCACCAAGTTTGATCGAATTGCTGCTCAAATACAAATCTCTAAATCTTTGAGTAGGACTACCAAGATCATAACTAATATCTAGTTCTGGGAGAATATGCTTAGTTGCATTCAATGTTGTTAGGATATAATCAGAATCTGCTATCCCTTTAATGTAAGTTTCATCAGTTGCGCTCAATATCCATGCAGAATCGTAAATATTTTTGATATCAATTCCATTGACGAATAAACCACTATCTGCATTTATTTTACCAGCAACATCAAAGTTGAAGTTTGGTGCAACTTGACCCACACCGATAAACTTGCTTATGGGTTTGTAATTTACATATGATGGACCTTCTATCCATGGACTCTTGAGTTCTAGTTTTTCACCATTTACTTCTATGTGACCATTAAAGATTTCAAGTGCAGGTCTTTCTTGTGCACCAGTAACTGGTTCTTGTGTGCCATGGATGACAACTTTACCACCAACAGCAAGACCTATGCCATGAGTTAAACTTGCAGTAGTTGTACCTAATGTATCAATAACTGGAGCGCCAGCAACCACAGTAGTTTGACCAACTGATCTAAGATTTGTTAGAACACCACTTCTTGAAGGATTAGAATCCCAATGATTGTGGGTTATTTTGCCGATACCGACCTTAGTTCCAAACGATGGTTCCCAGAAAGTTGGGTTGGTAAATTGTGCTTCACCTCTACCTGATGCTGCGTCTGCTGCATTTTCTGATTGTGCAAAGTCACCATGTTTAGCAAGAATATGCTTAACTCTAAAGGCAATAATACTATTACCAACAGAACTGTCAATGCTGCCATGAACATAATTAGAATCTGGCCAGACTTTTGTGATAGTGTTGTCGATGTATTCTTGATCGATCATCTTGAAAACATAATCGGAATCATTAGTGTTTCCAGTTTGACCGCCAAATGCACCTCTTGCTTGAACATAATTGGAATCGAAGAACACTTGTGCGGAGTCGGCAGCAATATTATATACAATATTATTTGTATAATGATTTAGATAGACACTACTATCGAGTCCTCCAGTTGGAAGTATAATATCACCTTGATATGTCAATCCCTCAACATTGAGATTACCATTAACATCTAAAGTATAATCGACGTTTGTTTTATATATTCCAGCAGAGTCGAGACCATATCTTAGATAACCAGGAGTATTACTTGTTCCACTATTACTTAGATTGATACCTACAAACGACCCAGCACCACCATTATACACAAGATGTGCAGAACCAGCACTAGTGCTTTTTTGGAAAAATGTGTCACTAGTTGATGTTGCTCTAATATATTCTTTTGTTACAATACTTTTAACATAATCATGATCTGCTGCGCTTAAAATCCAAGCACTATCTGCACCATAATATCTGATATAGTTGTAAAGTCTCATACCTTGAATATAGATATCGTGCAGGTTTCCAGAAGCATCAGTACCATTAACATTAATTGGACCGTTTACTTCAAGACCGTACTTAGTTCCTGCTCTACCATTTTCATTTAATTTTGTGCAAGTTACATTCAATCCAGCGCCATATGCACCTTCAGTTTTAACTATACTTGCAGTTGCTGGAACAATATTTACTTGATCTTGTTCAATTACAACTTGACCACCTTGAATAGACAGTGTATTATTAGTACTTACAGTATTAGATGTTGTTCCAAGTCCAATACCAATACTATTTGTTGCGGTTGCTGCTGCTGATCCAACAACAATATTAGTTCCGATTGCCATTGCATTAGGACCAAAGGAAGAAACATTTCTACCTATTGAAATTCCACCATCACCGCTGGCAACTCCAGTTGCAGTTGCATTTCTACCAAACGCAATACCTTGATTATCCGCAACATTATCTCTACCAAATGCCAGCGCATTTCTATCAACAGTATTTCCTCGACCAAATGCAAATGAATGGTAAGCAGTATTTGCTGACAACATGTTTGCTTCATTATCGTAACCAAATGTAATACCTTCATTTTTGGCATCATTACCAGAACCATATGCCATACCATTTCGTAAAACGGTATTATTTTTACCATACACCAAACCATTATATGATGATATTGTGTTCCCATGTCCGTATATGAGCGCATATCGTGTATTATTGGTTGAACTGTTACTACCGCTGTTTGTGCTACCGTATATTGATACGTCATTATTTCCAGTATTAGATGCACCAAATATATTTGCGCGAGTGTTGTTAGTGTTAGATACACCCACAGTAACGCCAGGTTCTGCTGATGTTCCAGAATTTGCTACGTTGTCCCTACCAATAACTATCGACATAGTTCCTGCGGTGTTACCTTTACCGATTGAAACACCATAGTTTGACGCTGTGTTGTTGAGACCAATTGCTACGCCATAAGAACCAGCAGTAACACCCATACCTATAGAAACTGCATAACTACCAGAGGTGTTACCCTTACCCATCGCTACACTATACGATCCACTATTTACATTAGCACCCAAAGCGACACTACCAGTGCTACTTGTAAGACCAGAACCTACAGATACTGCATAGTTACCAGTTTGAGTACCACTTTTACCTATGAGTACCGATCCAGTTCTACCAACAAGAGTAGAACCAATCGCAATGCCGCCAGACCCTGATTGAACATTCTGCCCAAATGCGAGTGCATTTGAATTTACTGCTTTTGAATTTTTACCAATAGCAACAGCATTGTTTGACGCATATACCGATTTACCGACAGCAACACCACCGTTAGTAGTACCACCACTTGAACCGACAAATACACTATTAGTGCCACTTACAGAGGCGTCTTTACCTACAATAACACCAGTACCAGATTTTACTTGTACATTTCTACCTAATGCTACGCCACTACCTTTTACTTTGACGGTTTTACCTATGCCAACACCATTTGTTGAACTGGTCTGTACATTTACATCATCACCGATTGCAAGAGTATCTCGACTCTCTACTTTGTTTTTGTAACCAATACTTACTGATCTATCAGATGTTGTTCCAGCAATAAGGTCTCTACCAATTTGGGTAAGATCATTTGCACTACCATCATTGGGTAGAGGTGTAATTGTGGTTTTACCCGCTACAATTCTATAACCAATTGAAGTGTTGTTATTACCAGCAGAGTAAATAGTATGACCAATGTTTACGATGTTTGTTTTGTTATAAACTTGGTTGAGAGAAACTGGTGTTGAATGAATTCCAAGACCTATAGCAACACTATTTCGTTGCTCTTGAGTTATACCTTGACCTATACCAACAGAATAATTATTATTCTTAGAAGCACCGACTGACTGCTCTTTAACTTTACCAGTTATTACATTATAACCAATTGCTGTTGAATAATGTGCTGCTTTAGTGTTATTACCGATAGCAATAGATTGGTAACCTACATTACTATCTTTCCAATCGTTCGATCTACCAGAAAGATCAAGTGCACCTACTCTAAATGCACCTCTTTGTGGTATCCACATAAGTCTGCCTTCAGCACCCTTATTAACAATATTACCACGTTCAATAGGATCAATATCAGCATCACCAATTGTTACGCCTGTCTGGAAATTATTCGACAAGAATAATACGTTACCAGAATCAAGAACAAGTCTAGTATCAGTGTCATCCGCAGCAAGAAGGTTTTGTGGACCAATAATGACCGCACCTTGCTCATCATAAAAGATTTTCTTAGTAACGCCTGCTGTGGCATTAATAATTTTCCAAGGAGTTTGGAGTCTAACACCAATAAAGTCGGAATCAATAATTCTTACAATATGGGAATCTAATGCGATTCGACTTGTATGTCTTAGGTGTCCTGTATTAGAAACTGTGCCAAAACTATCCGTTTGAGCATGATGTAGAACACCATTTGGTGTTGTTCGTCCTTTGCCGCCAAATATTGGTGAACCGTCTGATTCATATTTGTAAACTACATTTTGAGCATCAGATTTTGTACTGTTGAATGTTTGGAAATGTGTTGCACTACGATCAAAGAAATGTTGAAAACGAGTATAAAGTTGACCATCGGGGTAAACATTTTGAACATCCAAACCATGAGTGGTTTTCGTGCCAGCGCCAGTGCCATCAGACTCATACTTATAATAATATACTGGTGGTCCAACGGTCATTACCGAAGTTGAATCAAGAGTAAAGTTACCAGTATTTAAAGTAAAGTTTCCGTTAAATACAGCAGAATCGTTAAATGTGGCAGTACCACCATATATTGCGTTTTTACTAAAATTAACTGGAACAGTAAAATTCATTTCTGGCAAAGGTGGACTTTGTAGAATCTCAACTATGTGGGAATCTAAAGTAAGTCTAAAGTCAGAATCACCTTGATGATAATGTCTACGCGGGTTTAATGCGCTATCAGCATATGGTGTTGCACCATTCATCCTCAAAGTACCATTGAAAGTACCATCAGATTCGAATTTATTTAACAATCCTCCGACACCATCACTATCGTGCTTTAAGAATTTAAATGCTCTTTGGCGCTGAGTGCCATAAAACATAGTTTTTCCAGGTCTAATGATAAGATCATTAGCAGTCATACTTACAGCATTTAATGTGAGAGGATCAGTATTTATTCTTACATTGGCAACAATGTGCGAGTCCATTGTAATTGCAAGATGAGAATCAAATGTGGTTTTTGCAACAATGCTACTAAAATGTCCATACCCATCTGTGGTATTGATATGATGTTTTGCTGCCTCAGTTCCAATTGGTGTTCCTTGAGCAAAACTATTCGCTATATTCGGACCACCATCAGATTCAATCCTTGCTGGAACGGTTGCAGTACCTACACCATCAGACTCAAATCTGTAATTAAGATCAGCAGGAATTGAGTGAGTAAGAGTTTTCTTAGGTCCGAAGAACCAAGTCTTTCCAGAGTCTACATGAACATCACCATCAAATTGTATTTTGTTTCTTATTACTGGATCGCCACTGCTTTCAAAGTGCATACCACCTTTAATAATGAAACTATCATGGGTCGTTAATTTAGAACCAGTATGTGGATATCCTGGATAGGCAGCATTTGCCATATCGTAATTGCCAAGTGTAACATGACCATATAAATTTGTTGGACCAACAAAGTCAGATTTACTTGTGAGTTTTGGAGTTCTATCTTGAATATCAATTTTATCACCAAGGATCAAAAATGATGAATCGTTAGTGCCATAATTAGTTGGGAATAAACCAGGAGTAATTGCGATATCCGTGAATACTCTTATTTGATAAGAATCTACAATCGTAAAATCACGATCTTTTAGCAGTTGACCTTTTAATGTTCCATCTGCTGCTCTTAGTTTAACGATTGGATCAGTAACACCATAAAGTGCCAGACCAGCATTAACTTGAATTGAATCACCAGCATCTGAGAACTTATTAGAATCTTTCGGGACAGCATGTCCAGCAAGACTAATAATCTGACTACCAATGATAATTGATTTTTTGCCGTTGGAATCTGCTATGGCAACAATTTCTTCACCAACGATAGAAGTGTCTGTTGCTAATAGTGATGGTTCTTTGATATAAACATTTTTAAGTTTGTTTGCATTCGTCACCAAGTTATGTGACGGTGAACCATATCCATATTGTGAGGAATCAAAGAGAGTTCTGTTTCCGATTGAATCATAGTCAACACCTTTTAGCAATAGTGTTGTTACACCACCAACAGTGGTTCTTTTAATTTTTAGGAAATCGAAGTCAGGAGAATCTGTAAATGCTAGTGTGACATGAGAGTCTGCATCATTAGGTCCAAATGCGTTTTGGATTTGAGTATTATTCATAGTAACTGTTTGCTTAGTCTGCAAATAAGCACTATCAATAGTAAAGGTATATGCTTCTTGAAGAACATTATCATGTCCAAGAACTTTTAGACCGCCTCTTAAATGAGTGCTATCGCCAACATATAGACCATTTTTTCCTTTTATTTGACTAGCATCATAAACACCCAATCCAAGGTGAGAATCGCGCCCATTGAATGAACCAAGTTTAACAGCACCACCAATATTAACAAAAGAGTCAATATTGAAGAATGATGAACTGGTCAAACCACCACCAATAGTTAGGTCACTTTCTACTTTGAGACTACCACCAATAATTGCACTATCTGATGTGACAAATCTAGTGACTCCAGTTACTGCACCAGCAACCGTAAGATCGCCACCAATAATCATGCTATCTGAACCAACGTAATTTGTTGCTCCAGTAATTGATCCTACTATAGTAAGATCGCCGCCGATTGTCATACTATCTGTAGATTTGAATGTAGTGGCAGTTCCAATAGCGCCTGACATTGCCAAGTTGACAACACCAGATAAGTTACCGATCATAGTTATACTATCTTCAACTACAAGGTTCTTTTCAAATCTAGCATCTCCACGAAGATCAAGATTATATTCTGATGAGTCACCTCTTTTGTTGATAGCAAGTTTTATATTACCGTCATAATAGAATCCATTAGCAGCAGTTCCATCATAGAGTTGTCCTGGCGCACCGATATAAACTGCGTTAAAACTGTCATGCTTCCAATAGTAATCGGAATCCCAAATACTAATGATATATGCGGAATCAAGCATACCTCTAAAGAACTCTTTAGAATTTGCTGCTGTTGATGCGTCTTGTTGAAATAAGTCAAGAAGGAACTGACCATCTAATTGCGCTCTGACGTATGGTTGGTCGATATAACCAGTTTGCCGCAACCATGGTGGGTTTGGCCATGCCGTTGACGTAGTTCCATTACCACTAAATGTGATTGGTGGATTAGTAATATAATCATCACCGTTTACATCCGCAGTTCTGATATTGATTTTACCTTGGATATCAAGTCCTACTGAATCGCCAAGTCCACTACTAAAGTTTGTGTGTCTACTGTTATAAGAAGCAAGTGTAATTGCACTATCGTCAGTTACATCAGAAAAGGTAGTACCAGTTTTCAATAAATGATGTGAATATGCAGCATTGCCGCCACCATTCAAAGATGGGTTCCAACCTGTCCATGCTTGGTTGTTGGTTATCCCAATGGCAACAACTTTATGTTTATCACTTGGATTGTAAACAATAGCGTCTGGATAAATCTGCCAACTGTTAAATGAGTCAACTCTCTGCTGAACATAGTCAGTATCGAAGTAATCTAAAACTGCCCCAAGAATTTGACTTCCAGGACGTAGAACGTAACTATCAAAACTAAGATTACCGATATAGAAACTATCGTCATCCGAATTATCTAACCATCTAACCGAACCACCTATACGAATACTATCCGCAAAGGTTATTGGTCCAGAGGCAGTCAAGGAAGTTATTCCACTCAAACCACCACCGATAGTTAAGTTGCCACCAATGATGGCGCTGTCACTTGATACAAGCGTTGTCACACCACTAACTGCACCAGCAACCGTTAAGTTGCCACCTACAATGGCGCTGTCGCTTGATACAAGCGTTGTCACACCACTAACTGCACCAGCAACCGTAAGATCGCCACCACCAGTGATATGAGTGCCAGTAACTACAGTTTTAGTTACAACTAAACCACCACCAACAGTCATACTGTCAGCACCAACATAGGTTGTCACGCCAGAGACAGCACCAGCAACCGTAAGATCGCCACCAATAGTCATGCTATCCGAACCAACGTAATTTGTTGCTCCAGTAATTGAACCTGCAACAGTTAAATTGCCACCAACAGTCATACTGTCGGTGCTAGTGAATACCTTGACACCAGATAGATTACCGCCAATTGTGACAGAATCTCCAAATATACCATAAGTATTTACGTCTAAGTATCCACCAGTTTTCATGTAACCAGTGGTAAGATCAAGATTACCACCTACAACTAAATCTTTACCAATAAATGCGGAATCATTAAGTGTTACTGTACCTGCAACAATTAAATCTGAATCCATGATAACAGTTGTTTTAAAACGAGAAGGTGCGGGCGCTGATCCACCACCACTAACTATAGGAAGATTTTTGAGTGCTAAGTATTGACCGAACTCTATTTCTGCCGTTGGAGTTGCACCAGCAGCATCAAACTGTGCTGAATCGTATTGCGTTCCAGTTGTACCATATACGTATGGATTTGCAGTACCCAGAGTAATACCAAGTCCACCACCCTTTTGACGGGTTGTACCTTTTATTGTATTAACTGCTACACGAGTTGCTGCATCTGCATATGTTGCACCATCATATAATAAGAAACTATCACCAAGACCACCAACAACAGGTGATACAGCAAATATAGAGTCATTTAAGAATTGACCGATTTGAGTTAAACTTGGCAGATCAAACTTGACAGTTTTACCATCAGTCAAAATACCATTCGTATTGCGTATTACCAAAACTGCTGGATTAGATTGTTCAATGTTTACAACAGTTGCTGTTGGCAATGCAATATTTGGTTGCTCAATTACGATAGCAGCGTTTGTTGGATCGACACCTTTAATATAATCTCTAATGTCTTGATCGTTGATAATAATTGATGATTCGTGACTATCAAACGAGTCGCCACGATAAACTCCGTCACCACCAACTCTAATAGTTCCTCTAATATCCAGTGCATATTCAGCGTGATGTTTACCAATTGCAACTTTAGTATTATCAACTCCAGTAGAATCATTTGTAGGGTTGCTGAGAATTATTTGATTAGATTGACTTCCAGTAAGAACAACATCCCTACCAATGATAAAGTTACCTTTACCGTTTGTAGTAGCAATTTTATTGCCTTCACCAAAAACAAAATTCTCTCTGATGTTATGTGAATTTGAATCGACAATATTGTCAAATCCAACAAAGAAGTTTTTATATGGTGTCCCAGATGATGGACTTCCAGAGGCAGTCCCATTGTCGGCAGCAGAATCTTTGTTTCCAAAACCTATTAAGAAAGTGTTGGCACCTTTGATATAGTTTGCAGTACCACCACCAGACAAAGATACACTATTATTGCCAACAATTGTAGTACCTTGTCCACCAAGAGCAAGACTATAATTACCTTTTACTTTAGTGCCAGTACCGTTCAAAGCAGTGCTAAATTCGCCAGTTACTTCGTTCAGATTACCACCCAAACCAATAGAATATCTACCAATAACTTTTGTAGTATTTCCTCCTAATGCTACACCATAATCAGCATTAACTTTATTATGGTAACCCATCCCAATAGAATGTGCACCCATAGAGTCGTTGCGGTGATCTGCAACATTTATTAAACCAACTCTGAATATACCACCCTTGGGATAGTAACCCATTAAACTTACATTAGCAGCAAAATTAGAGAAACTTGTGGTAGTCCCACCAGCAGAGTCAAAGAATGATGCGCCTTCACTTATATCAGTATTATATGCTCCACTATATTGACCTCTGAATATGAAACCTCTGTCGCCTGCTGCCTCAATTGGAGTGTTTGGAAGTGAAACGTGCATACCAATAGGTTTGCCACCGTTTGTGTATGTAATTCGAGTTCCATCATCTTCCCAAGGAGAAGATTGTATTAATGTTCCATCTGGAGTCAGTTTGAGACTTGTTCCGCTATAAATTAAGTCACCAGTTACATAAAGATTACCAGTTCCACTTGATACGGGTGTTGCCATTCTGGTAAGATCAGAATCACTACCAATTGTTACGTTACCATTTTGGATTGACATGAAGTTGTCGTGATTGTTTGGAATTGGTATAAACGCACTTGCGCCCGCACCAGTACCTAAATTGATACCAAACGAATAGTCACCACCGACCTCTACATTTTTACCAAAAGCGAATGATAAATTTGTGGTACTATTAAATATTGTACCATCACCAAAACCGAAGTTGTAAGAACCGCTGATGTTATGATTAACACCGATACCAACTGAGTTAGTACCGCCAATAACATTTCCGCTTGGACCAATTGCTATAGAATTAGTCCCAGTTACCTGATTTCCTTGCCCAATAGCAATACTGAAATTACCACTAGCAATTTGATTATCACCGATTGCGATTGCATTTTGTGCGATACCTGTGTTACTTTTACCAATACCGATACCTTTAGTAGCAAGAACTTGGTTCAGTTGACCAATAGCAATACCACTTTGTGCATTTGCAAGGGTGTTTTCAGCACCCATTGCAATACCATATTGAGAATTATTGTCAATCGTAGATTTGTAACCAGATGCGAAACTGTAACTCGAAAGTGCCTCAGATGAATCACCTTGAGCGAAAGCATAATCTTTTGCTTTGGTATTTTTACCAAATGCTGTAGAATATAAACCCATTTCAGTAGATAGTATAGCACCTCTATTGAAATATCCTGCTCTAAATCTTGCTTTGGCAGGATCCCAGAGCATTCTGGATTTGTCACTATCAGTATCACCAAACACTTGATAACTTGACGGTATTGCATTAATTGTTGCTGGGGATTGTAAAGCGTAATGTGGCGCACCAGAATTGAATAAACCAGATACTTGAAATATACCATCATTAGTTCTAAAGTCAAATGCGTGAGCAGGTCTAGATGTGTTAATACCCATTCTTCCACCGACTTGGAATGCGTCACCTTGTGCTGCTGTTTTTCTTACTGGAGTAAAATGAACATCTTCAAAATCTGTTGGTTCAAAAATCTTGCTGAAAATACCAGCACCAACATACTTAACCCCTTGGTTATAAAGATCACCTTGAAAATTAATAGAACCATCTTTTATGATTTCAACTAAGTTACTATCTAAAGCACCTACTACCGAAAAAATGGAAGTTCCAGGATAACCTACACTATCGAAAATACTATTGGCACCACCAATTTTTGCACTATCTGCACTGAAATCTGATTTGATTTTATTTGTTTGTAGTGTGGAAATAAATTGTGAATCATTTAGTTCTATGCCATAGAATGCATGTGGGTGAGTAAGACCTCTACCCAATTGAGTATTATATACGAGTTGTGCGGGATCGACAGGTGCAGTTGGTCTACCAACATCCTCACCAATTCTAAGACCTCGCGCAAATATTTTACCATCATTTGTTAAACTTAAATGATAGTATGAAGAATCTGCACCAGCAGGTGTACCATTGATTACTTCTTTATTAAGATGGATACCATCTAGGGTTCCGTTTACATTTGTCCAACTTGCTACAGAACTTCTTACGAAATCTGCATCATTTTTAAGTCTGCCTTGTGCTGTTATGGTACTAATAATACCACCATCAAAAGCACCATTCATGTAGTAACTATCGACAAAAGTTTTATCAAAATAACCAAGATTATAAACTGATCTTACACCAGTAAGTTCTATAACTGATCCACTGTCAGCAGTAAATTGACCAATTCTACCAGAATCATAAGCAACATATTTGCCACTAAGATTTACTAAGTTTGCACTATCTGCGTCAATACTAGTAACACCAGTTAATTTTCCAGCAATGTTTAATCCACCAGAAATATCTAATGGTAGAGTTGTTTTCCATAATCCTGGCGCTGGACTGACTTGCCCTTGGAATCCTGCTGCGCTTGCTTGATAGTAAATACTTCCTCTACCGTGAACAGAAGAATTAAATTCTTTCCC